ATCAGTGCAGGTAATGTATCTGCTACAACATTTACTGGTGCTCTATCAGGTGCGGATACTAGTGCAACTACAGCAGGCACAGTAACAACTAATGCTCAGCCAAATATTACATCAGTTGGTACACTATCAAGTTTATCAGTAACTGGTAATATTAGTGCTAATAATTTTGTTGCAACAAGTTATCATATTCGTTCTGTTGGTACTAGTATCAGTGCCGCAGGTACTGTACAAGGTAACGCTACTGCAATTACTAAAGAAATCAATATTATCAATACTGTAGCGTCAGGTTCTGGAGTTATTCTTCCAGCAGTTGCCGGTGCAATTATTACAATTACTAATACTTCTGCTAACTCATTGTTAGTATATCCTGCATCAGGAGCCGCAATCAATTCATTGGCAACAAACGCAGGATTTACTCAGGGCGCAGGTTCAACCTTACAATTTATTGCCCCAACTGCAACTCAGTACTATACAGTCGGCGCAACTTATGCTTAACATAGAAAGGTAATATAATGGCTAAAGCAAAATCAGGTAATGGTAATCAAAAAGTCACATTCAGTGACCAAGCAAAAGGTAAGACTACTATTGGAGCATCGCATAGTTCCATTAAGTTTTCTACTATGAATAAGAACAAGCGCAGAACTTACAAAGCGTATAGAGGTCAGGGAAGACCTTAATCAACACAGGGGGAAATTATGAGTAGAGTAACATTAGAATTATTAAGAGAAGTATGTCCGAAGACTAAAGCAACTGTTCTTGCAAAATATGTAGAACCGCTAAACAAAATCGGTGATCACTTTGACTTATTTGAGAATCCAAAGAGAATGGCTGCATTCTTAGCACAGATTGCACACGAATCTGGTGGATTCAACTTCGTTAAAGAAGGGTTAAACTATAGTGCTGCGTCATTAAGAAAGACATGGCCGAAGCGTTTCACTACGCTAGAGATTGCGAACCAGTATGCTCGTAAGCCAGTAAAGATTGCCAACAAAGTCTATGCAAATCGTATGGGTAATGGAACAGAAGCTAGTGGCGACGGACATAAGTTCTGCGGTCGTGGCTTGATTCAGTTGACCGGTAAGGATAACTATTCTCGCTTTGCAAAATCAATCGGTATGACACTAGATGAAGCTGTTGCTTATCTTGAAACTGCTGAAGGCGCTGTTGCAAGTGCTGGTTGGTTCTGGGATGCAAACAAGCTAAGCATCTATGCAGACAAGGGTGACTTTGTTGGTTTAACTAAGCGTATCAATGGCGGTACTATTGGTCTAGCTGATAGAAAGCATCACTATGATATCGCACTGAAGGCATTAAAGTAATAACATTATGGCTCAACCAAATTGGAATACCCCAGTCGGAAGTATCGGCACTTACCCATCTCTTATAGAGATGATACCATTTCAGTTAAGTGCAAGTGCTGTACTTCCGGCAGTTAGTATTACCTACCAAATAATTAGTGGAAGTCTACCCGACGGAGTTACTATGACTATTGACGGGTATATTTCCGGTCTACCGGCAATAGTAACTGCTAACACTGATTATTCATTTGTAGTTAGAGCCACTGATAATTTTCAAAATATACGAGATAGAACTTTTTCTATCACAGTATCTGGAGTCGCACCACCTGAATTTACTACTCCTGCAGGAACTATCATAGAACAATGGGACAGTATTTGGATAGAGTACCCCATTCAATATTCTAATCCTGCGAACGCGGATGTATTAGTAAGACTCATTCAAGGTAATCTTCCTCCGGGACTAGAAATAAATGAGTTCGGCTTAATTAGAGGATATGCTGCACCACCTACGTTAGGTATAACTCTTCCCACAGTGACAACTTATGTCACTTCCACTGCTACCACTACTAACGTACTAACTGGCTTCAGTACAGCCGGATTTACTTCAGGTAGACCTCTATCATTTTCCGGTACTGTGTTTGGTGGCGTAAACACTGGTGTTACGTACTACGTTAAAGATATCATCGATGACGTATCATTTACTATATCTCTTTCTGCTAATGGTCCTACATATACATTATCCAGCGGCATAGGCTATATGACAGTAACATTACCTAATATTAACGTAGGTCAACCTACTATTAGAACTTACTCTTTCACATTAAAACTAGAAAGTGCGGTCGGTGACGATACTGAATCATATTCTATTACGGTAATAAATCAAAACGCGCCTAACAGCATCGGTGGACCGGGTTTCGGACCAAATACTAGAGTCCCTACTATCTATAATACTAGACCACCTACATATAATATACAAGATGATCCGATAAACTATAGCTATTATATTTTACCCCCTGATGGAAGAGGCACTACCTATCCTGCTACTACATTTGCTTATTTGGGACAAATTGCAAGTAATAACTATTTTTCGTTTAAAGTACTAGGTCACGATTTTGATAGTAATGATATAAAATATGCGTTTGCTGATTTACCTTTAGGATTAGTCGGCGATACAGACACCGGATGGATTACCGGTAATCCTGCAATTGCAGACAACACTATTAGTTCATTCAGCTTTAGGGTGAGCGCATATAAAACTGCAAATCCATCATTTGCTACGCCGTTTGTTGGCTTTTCATTTAGGATTGCAACAGGAATTGACGGAGAAGTTACATGGGTATCGAATACTGATTTAGGTACTATCTTTAACGGCACAGTAAGTAATGCTAAAGTCGAAGCAGTATCGGATGTTGCCTTACAGTATAGGGTAGTATCCGGTACACTACCACCTAATTTGACATTACTAAGCAATGGAGAAATTTCAGGAGTAGTAGCTTATCAGCCCAATGAAACATTTACTGCACCTAACACTTCAACTACATTTACGTTTACGATTGAAGCTTACTCCCCGCAATTTGCAGTAGTATCTTCTCAGCAGACATTTACTATGACGGTGTTCCAAGAATACAATCAACCCACAGACACGTTGTATATTAAATGTTCACCTAGCATCGCAGACAGAGCATTATTGTAAGCTTGCTTAATAATGAACAGTTAATCCCCAGTGATTTCTTGTATAGAGCAGAAGATCCGTACTTCGGTAAAGCAACTAGTGTAATATACGAACATGCATTTGGTATCTACGCTAGTTCATTTGATGAATATATTGCTGCGGTAACTAAAAATCACTATTGGAGAAACATAACCTTAGGTGAAATTGAAACTGCTATTGCTCGTGATACTGAAACTGGCGAAATTCTATACGAGGTCGTGTACAGCAGAGTTATCGACAATTTGGTAAATCCGCAAGGCGTTAGTATAGACAAGGAAGTAGTGTGGCCTAGAAGAATACCGTTATCGCTTGGTCCTTGGTACACTAGTGTCACTGACATATATACCAGCTATATTGGACTAGATAGTCCTCCTCCTACCTATTACACTAGTTTGACTCCAGGAGAGGCTAGAATACTTTATCCAAACAGTTTGCCTAACATGAGAGAGCAAGTGGGTGACGTACTGGGTCAAGAATTTAATAGCAATCTTCTGCCTAAATGGATGACAAGTCAGCAGCTAAACGGTTCTACTACTGGATTTGTTCCGGCTTGGGTGATTGCATATTGTAGCCCGGGAATAACTACGCTGAACGGACAACCGGTTTCTTACGGTGAATATATCAAGTATCAGATAGAGAACAATTGGAAAGATCCGGTGGAGAATGTGAACACACTAAATCAAATCAATTTTAGAATTGATAGATTCACTGTAAACAAGTCAATTACGTTTAACTACGATAAGAATGTTAGTCCTCCCGCATGGACTGGATTGCCGAGTGCAAGTCCTGTTCCCGATCCACTGGATAGTGAAGACTTTTACGTATTGTTTCCTAGAAAAACAATTTTACCCGACCGAACACAGTACTAAATACATTACGGAAATAGAGAATTATGAGCCAAATTAACACTAACGGAATCAACACTAACTATCCAGAACCGGGAACTAATAATAGTTCTCAGGGCTTTAGGGATAACTTTTCTCAAATTAGAACTAACTTAGATACTGCTTCAAACGAAATCACTGATTTGCAGAATAAAGTCGTTGTTAAAACTGCCCTTAACGACACTGTTCTTAATAACGATATGGCTAATACCCTTATCAGTAACGCTTCAACTAGCGGATTTAGAGCCACAACTTACAATTTAGGTAATGCATTATCAGGTACAGTCCTTGTCGATGTAAATCGTGCTGATGTACAGTATGGGGCAGTTACCGGCAATCTCACATTACAGTTTGGTGGCTGGGCACCTACTAACACAGAAAGTAATGTAGTATTAAGACTTACTGTTGCCAACGTAGACGCAACAATTTCTTTACCAAATGCTGCTGTATCTGCTAATAATAACTTTGGTGTAACTACCCTTGAAAATTATCAGAATGCAAATGGTACTGCAACATTAACGGCTCCGTCAAACGTGAGCATTCTCGAATATACATTTAGTACGTTGGATTGCGGTAACACTATATCAGTAGCACCTAATAACAGACCATTTCAAGCTACACAGATTTTGACTCGTACTCCTCCCCCCACTGGACTCCCCGGTGATATTGCAGGTACTGTTGCTGTAGATGCAAACTATATCTATGTATGCACTGATTCTTTCGATTCAAATG